TCTCGCCCGTGGATGCCATTTATAAGGCTAACGAAGCGTCATTTAGACGCGAAAAAGCCGGTGACGCCGCCACTGCTTTTGTTAAGACTTTCTCCAGTTCCTATATCCGGAGTGTCGCCAATAATGCCAAAACGGCATTGTCTGGCAATGACTACACTACTCAGCAAAAAACCTACCGTGATATTATCGAAAAACAGATGGGGATGCAAAAGGGCGGCGCTTCCGCTACCCTTGGCGTTATTGGAGATATCGCCACAGACCCGCTGAATTTTATCGGAACTCCTGCGTTCAAAGTCGTATCCAAAACTGCGGGCGTTATCGGTAAAGGAATGACAACGCTGGCCGCTAAAGCGCCTGCCATCGAAAAAGGCATGGACACTCTTGCCCGCCAGTTCAATATTTTTTATGACATCGAAAAATCATTCCCAAAGAGCAGCGTTGATAAATTTAAGGATGCTTTTAGGGTAGCCGCAGAATCAGGCAATTTTACCAAATTAGCTAAACTTGGCTTTGATGTTCGGGGATATACGAAGAAATTATATGACCCTGCGTTTATAAAAACAATAAATCCGAAATTCGTTAAAGTGCTTGATGAAGCCTTTGGCCCCCAACGCGCCGTTGGTGCGGTTGGCGGAACACTTGATTTTACGTCCAATGTTTTTAAGCGCCTTATGTCATGGTCGCCGAAATTCCAAACCAGAAACTTCATGGGCGCCGTGACGCAAGGGTTGTCTGAAATGCCCATGCGGAATCTGTCTGATATTAGCGCGACAGGAAAATATTATTATGACGCCCTGAGAATGGTTATAAGCAAGGGCAAGACCAATCCAAACACATGGCGACAAGCCCGGAGTTACGGTTTAACTAAATCGACCGGTATGTTTGAGCAATCCCTGGATCGCATCCCGGCGAAAATCGCCAACTTCGGAGAATCCGTAAATCGCATCGCGTTGCTCTTGGCCTCAAAGGCCAACGGGCAATCATTGGCATCCGCCGTCGAAACTACGCAAAAAGTTTTCTATAAATACAACAAGGCATATTTAACCGGCACCGAAAAGACGGTTATGAGCCGAATCTTCCCGTTTTATCAATTCACCAAGGGGCAGATTCAATATTGGCCCGAGGCGCTTGGACGCAACGCGGCAAAGTGGACCGGCCTCGGCAGAATCAAAGAAGGAACCAAGTCAGACACAGAAAAAGAATATCCGTTCCTGACGCCAGATTACTGGAAGGATATGTTCTCGGTGAAAAATGTCGGCAATATCGGCTTCCAACTTGAGGACTTCCTAAAAAACGCTACTGGCGACGTCAAGAACATGTGGGGGCAGTTACAGCCCTTACTCAAGGGAACCTTTGAACTTGTCACCGACTGGAAGGTATTCCAGGGGAAACGATTATCCACGGACATATCGGGACGAGGATACGACAAATTAGGAAATGTCATTGGCGGTGCTCTGTACGGATATAACCCAACCACAAAAACCGTCAATCCATACAATAAATGGATTATCGATTCCATCGCCGGTCCCATCATGGGGCCGATCAAAGCACTGACAGATTCCAATAAATCGTTTATCGACTCACTGCTTGGTGCAACAACCTCAATCAGGGATTACAATTTATCCCCGCAGGCTTTGTCGCGACAGCAGTTAATGCAGAACGCTGAAGACGCAAAAGGCGGCTTCTGGGGTCACATCGCCAGGAGATTTGGGGGTAACATAGGCCCGTCTTCTGCCACGGCTGCGGTTCCAGTTAAAATTGTCGCTGGAACTGGATTTAAAAAAGATATCGCCGGATGGGAGGCCACCTATGGCGGCGGAATAGCCGGATCCTTTGGAACCGTTCGCAACCCGGATGACGCCAGCAATGCTCAAGACCTAGAATATCGATCCAGGCAAGCAATGCTTCAGAATGTAATCAAAATTGCGGCCGATGCTACCAATGACATTGGTGTCAACGCCGAAAATGTCCACAAGCTGGAATTGAGGCAAATCTACGAAAAATATAAATACGAAGGAAAACTAGGAACTCAACAGCACAAGCAGGAAATGGAATGGGCTAAAGCGAAATACAGGGCGATGGCTCCCAGAACCTACGATCAGGATCCATATCTTGATATCGCCACCCGCGACAAATATCGCCGCTCTCCTGGCAATAGTGCGATCAATCAATTCCGCAACAAAGCGCTCGACGAGTTCGTTGCTGAGCGTTCAAAAATCATGGAGTTGAACAGGTCGCTGGTCGTGACATCACCGGAATCACTTCAACGTGAACGCGATGCCGAGCTCAAGGGATTGGAGCTGAAATACAAGACCCAGTACGGCTACATGAGTAAGAAAGATTACGAAGATCACGCCAAGGCTATTGTCGAAAAATATGGACGCGCCGTAGCGGATCTCGAGGCCAAGGGCAAGACTGCCATGGCCACCCTACTGGAACAATGGGCTAAATCCGAAATTAACAGTTTTCAGAAAATTGAGTTGGAACGCCAGGCCGCACTCACTAAATTCCAGGGCACCGATGACTACCGCCGGGCCGAGGCTGCGAAAAATCTTCAATATATCAAAAGCATGGAAGCCGCGATCAACGCGGAATACGACCAGAAGCGCCGCGATCTTCTCGTAAAAGAAGCGAAGGCGCACATGGAAACCGTCAAGGCCATGACCAAGGGCGAGGCTGAGGCAATAATTAAAGCCCTTGAAGATATATATAAACGTGGTGGAAAATCAATCAAGGATTTTTATAATGAAAAACTTGCAATGCGGACTGCTCAGTATTCACAAAACGCCGTTGCCGCTATTGATTTAGCCCAAGGATTACTGCAATTCGGAATGAAGGATGCACCCGACAGCATCGAGGGGCGTAAAGTAAAATATACCATTAATCCGCTCCGGGGAAAGAATCTCAGCGAAGAAAAGATAAAACAAATATCCGACGACTTCGCCGAAGTTATTAGGATTTCAAAAACACTCGATGAGTTCAAGCAGAAATTCGCAGATTTTCAACCAACAGCAAAAGGCGTTAAAATTGATGTCGATATACTTGCCGCCGAGCCAAATCTTGCGCAAGACGCTTTCGATAAGCTAGGCGCTGTAAAGAAAATACTCTCCGATCCAAAGACAGATATTTCAAAGCGCATCAGTGCAATGAAAGAAGCACTGAAGTTATTGACGCAAAAACTGCAAGGCGTCGATCCCATTGCCATCGAAGAAGCCATTAAAGCATTATCCGATACCGTCAACGGGCTGACCATTGAAGGCAACGATGCCGCCTCCGGCATCACAAATGACACCGCCACGGTCAATAAATCCATCACTGAAATAAAGGAATACGCCGCCAAGTTGCGCGCACAAACATATAGCGTGTCCAGTATTCGCACCTTGGGCAGAAGAACCGATAATAGAAAATTTGGATATGACACATCGCCATACGCTCCCGCCGGTTACGACTCCAATCAAGTAGCGTTGAAAGCAGAGATGGATGAAATGGACGCCGCGGCCTCCAGGCGATTTCAGGCCAATACCAATCAAAAAGGTGACGATCTAAGATTCACCGAAAAGGGCATTAATCAGTCCGACAGTGGATATCTCAATCAAATCGAAACGGAATTGGAACAACACGAAAACAATAAAGCGAATCTCTCTGCGGCCGGCAAAGCAAAACTAGAGGCCCTGCAAGAAGAATATGCGGCCTTTATCATCGCCTCAAATGGAAAAATTGCAGCACATGAGCGCCAGGTATTCCAACAGCGCATGACCACGGCCGGCGATATGGCTGGCATGCTAACAGAAACAGCATCCATGATCTACGAGGCGACCGGAAAGAAATCCAAAGAAGCCTTTTATGCCATGAAGGCCATTGCAATCGTTGAGGCAACCATAAAAGGTGTGCAGTCTGTCATTAATGCGTATGAAGCAGGATCAAAAATCAATCCAGCGGTTGGCGCAGCCTATGCTGCGATCGCCTCGGCATTCGTCGGTACCCAGATAGGCATCTTAACATCCCAGATGGTTAATGGTCCCGAAGCCAAAGCGGAAGGCGGCCCGATCAGGGGTGGTTCCGGGCATAGAGACGACGTCCCGATCATGGCGATGGGCGGTGAATATATCATCAAGAAATCATCCGTCAATAAGTATGGTGCGAGTTTTCTGGATGCACTGAATCGCGGACTGATCCCGGCGGGCGCCATCAACTTCTCCATCCCGTCGCCTCCGATTTACGATACCAATCAGGTGCATTTCGCTGATGGCGGTCTGGTCGGAGTCCACAAGCCAACCCCAGTTACGGTTGAACTGAAGAATGAAAGCGGCACGCCGCTCAAACAGACCAAATCCGACGTGAACTTCAACGGCCAAGAGTACGTCGTTACCGTGTGGCTCGACGCATTGGAGCGCAATGTGGGCGGACTGCGCAGCGCATTAGGAGGATAATATGGCAGTATGGCCAAGCATAGCAGAACCCATCTTCCCGATTCGAGAAGTAACCCTGTTTCCGACCTATTCAACTGAAAAAGAAGGACCATACGTTCAGCAGCGCCGAAAATGGTCGAAGGCCAAGAAAGTGTTCTCGCTGGAATGGGACGAAAAATGCGCACTAACCGAAACCGATTACCAGCTACTCGAGACATTCTTTTTGAATAACCAGGGATTGGCGTTTACATGGAAACACGTTGCCACGGGTACGTCTTATACGGTCATGTTTAATCAGGACGAACTGGACTCACAGATTGTCTTTCCGGGATACCGATCTCTCTCGGTCCAGATTCGGGAGGTATAGATGCCGCTGCCGCTATCATCAATAGCTATTACCGAAAAAAACAAACTCAATACTGACAGCGTATTTTTGGTCTGCCTGCGCATTGTCATCCCTGGCATAGATGACCCCGTACGCCTCGTGAACAATTCCGAGAATATCACATGGCAGCATCCGGAAGACACGCAGGCCGAAACATGGATAGCAGCTCCTGTGTTCAATATTAGTGAAATCTCCGACGGTTCATCCGGGGAAGTCCCGCAGGTCAATATTCAGATATCCAACGTATCCCGCGTCATGGATCAGTATATCCAATATTACGATGATTACATCAAGGCTAATGGATATTCGCCGATCACCGTATCGATAGCTGTCATCAACACGAAAGTGATCGCCGCAGATCCGAACGCCAATCCGGAAGTCGAACACACCTTCGAGTTAAAACAGCCGAAGTGCAATGCCGAATGGGCGACTTTTGTTTTGTCGGCAAGCAATCCGTACCAGCGGCGCTTTCCGCAAAACAGAATATTGAGAAATCATTGCCGCTATAAATTCAAAGGAGCAGACGGGCTGTGTGGATACACCGGGACCGATACGACCTGCAACCACACATTGCTTGACTGCCGCGCAAAAAACAATTCAAGGCGTTTTGGAAACGCACCGGGGGTGGGTTTAGGTGGATTCGATATTACATGATTTGTTCGGCGCTAAGTACGAACGCAGAAGCGAAAACCAGAACACCTACGACTGCAAGAGTCTGTTTGTGGAAGTTATGAACCGTTACGGCAATCACATTTCCACACCGGACATTGAAGTCCTGGCCATCGAAAAAGTCATCGCCGCGCAGGCCCGCGGAGAATACGCTTATACAGAAATTGACGCCGACATGATCCAGGCGGAAATCGACTCCGGTAAATGGGAGAAAATCGAACATCCGGAAGTCGGCTGCGCCGTGACTATCGCGCTCGACCACAACAAACCCAACCTTGTCCAGCATCTCGGCGTCTATATCGGAGAAGGTAAATTCATCCACATCATGCAAAAAACTGGCGTCGTTGTGACCCGCATCGACCACGCCTTTTTCAAGCGCAAAATCAGAGGATATTACCGGTGGAAGAACTCCTAAAACGGCAAAACATCCGAATTACTAATATCACCAATCCATTTGACCCGCTGCACAATCGCGAATTCAAGGAAGTCCCACGTGGTTTATCGCTGAAGCATTGCATCGACCTGGTACGAAACCCGCTGGATGGCTGCTATTATGTCGCTGCTGTGAACGGACAGCTCGTTCCTGAAGATGCCGACTATTCCCTGATTTATCCGGAAGGCAACGTCGTGCTCTGCGCGTCCCCACAAGGCGGCGGAGGCAAAAACCCGCTCAGGCTCATCCTGCAACTCGTCGTGGTTGTAATCTCAGCCGCGGCAACGTGGTATATTGGCTGCTCTGGCGGATACGCGATGGCGGCTGGGTTCACTGCCGCGGAGTCCGCGATGATTGGCGTGGCAGCCGGCGCGATGATTGCCGTTGCCGGAAATATATTGATCGGCGCATTGCTGCCATACAGCGCGGGTATGATGAACGATGCGACTGGTGCCGGCGAGCAATCAAGCACTTATTCATGGAAGGCAGGAGAAAACTCAAACCGTGAAGGCGTGGTATGGCCTGTCCTTTACGGCACGGCGCGGATCGTCCCGCCTATTATCGGCAAATACATTGAAGTTGTCGGCGACAAACAATATTACAATATCTTATATGCTATCGCCGACCACAGCATAACATCCATCGACGAAACCAGCGTAAGACTGAACGATAACGCCGTCACTAAGGGCGTTGACGGAATCGACTGGGAATACCGTCTCGGCGATGTTGACCAACCGGTTATCCAGTATTTCAATGACACCAGGACATTAAAGGCATCCGGCGCGAAACTCACCACAGAATGGACAACCATCGACGCGGATGGGACACAGACCGAGGGACTCGGTATTGCCATCGGATTTCCGCGGGGATTGTTCTATGCCAACGATCAGGGCCAGTTGACCACCTATACCGTTACTATTCACATAGAATACAAGGAAGAAAACGCAGAAAGCTGGACACGCCTGAAACAATACAACACAATCCCGATTACGCGACGCTTTGAG